AGGTTGCTAACTTTAACCGAATACTGAAAAGCAAACTTGAAATGAGCGAAGATTTTGAATCACTTCTTAATGACATCATTGCTGATGTCATGCCCCTTAGGACAACTGAAATACATTGTCCTGATGAGCTGTTCACTCAAGCCACTCACCCAATGATATCAAACTATGATGTTGGCCTAAAGAAGATTCCTGGTGGTTACAGGATGTCAATCCCATGTGAGGGGGATTTTGGATCAATTTCTGAGAGATCTGTCAGTGGCTACAAGAATGCCCCCACTTTTTCTGACGACCAAGCTGTGAAGATAAGGCATGAACTGGTGTTCCTATCTTCTCATGGTGACACAGATGTCTTCCTCAATGACAGAGCACTATCCCACATCTTTAAGTCAGTACCGCCGAAGACTGACTGTAGCCCTGATTTAGCCATAGCTGATGAAGACGGAGTGCTGATAATTGAGTTCACCACTGTGGAAGCTTGTCAAGAACACATAGTGCAAGCAGCTTGCCTGGCAAAAAGAAGGACGTACTTAGGGACCCTCAGAGAAAGGTTGAAACCAGGGAAGACTTGTGCTTACATTTACATCAGTGTGGGTTCCAATCATGCCTGCTCAAATTATGCCATGAGCAATGAGCATGCTACTGACCTTTGCTCTAGATGGGCATTTGCGTCTAAGGTGGAACATGGGTTAGAGGCACTTGGAGTCATTCAGAAACACAAAACAGCCATGTCCGAAGAACTGAAGAAGATGAAGGCATTCCTGTTGGACTTGGCAGAAAAGGGAACCATATTCCCCCCACTGAAGAATCTCATCCCTGACGAATTAGATAGTTTTGACTGTAAGGCTGAATTAGAGAACATCCAGAAAGACGTCACCAATCCTCCTGAATGGAATGGTTTCTCTGAATCTGTCTCATGGTCAGATTTGATTGACAAGAACAAACTAGGGAACCCAACTCTACATCAGAGGAAAGTGGTTTACATGCCTGGTGTTACCTTGAGGAGGAAAGCTAAAACTGATAGACCTCCGAACCCTTCTTCCAGCAGGGAAACTTGCATGGCTAGGATATGGTATTATGGACTCAATCAACTGCATTGTGGGAACATGAGTGCACACACGGCCGAAGAGATCATTGATAGGGCAGACAAAAATATCTCTGCTGAGGAAGTCAGGGAGAAAGAAGGTAGAGCTTTCCAGCATGGGTATAAGTTCTCTGTGCCTTTGTCTGAAGAAGAAACAATTTATCTGGCTGCAAGAGGCATTTCTGCCAAGAGGCTAAAAGAAGAACAGAAGGTGGTTGATAATAGAGAGATGAGCAAACAGCACCTGGATTACAAATGTGACAACAATGATATCAAAGCATTCATTAACAATAAAGATTTCAGCAGATCTGGCAGTCAGAACCACCTGTCCCACACAGTTAGGGAATTGATTCTGTCAAACTTTGATGATGACAGTGATTCATTTGATGTTGCTGAAGACATTCTCAATGAATTTGGATCGAGTACGATGATGCACCACTCCAATCTAGTGAACGGCATTGCAGCTGAACTCTCGCTTGCTTTAAAGCAGCACACTGAACGGGGTGAATTTTTAGTCAGAGAATTGAAGGAGTACAATTTGTACCTGATCATTTTCTGCCCCTGGGGTGATGAAATGGTCTTTTACAGCTATGCTTACAAGCCTGAGGACGTTCTGGAAAACATTGAAACAGGGAAGATCTTTCCTACTACAAAATCCATGTACGGTCTCAACATTTCAGAGTTTTTTAGCATCAACAGGGCTAGACTTGAGACAATGGTCACAATGAATTCAATTGCTTTCTCCATCCTCGGTCTGAAACGAAGGCAAAATGTTCTCGGAATGTCAGATACTGCTTGTGGTGCCTTTGCCAACGCCAGCTACTTGGTGGCTCTGGAAAACAACTCTAAAACTGAAGAAGCTATCACAATCTCCAGATATATATACATGGAATCAGCTACCAAGATGGTTGGTCTGATCCCCTGTCCTGGGAAGATGAGAGAAAAATTTAATCCTTTCCCTCGATCAAGATTGGAACTGTTCTTTATCTGGGCACTTGAGAAAGCCATAATAAGGTTGGAGAACATCCAGCCCTCAAGAGACACAACCAATAAAAAGAAAAATGACACCTGGAATGACCTCCCAGAATTCCTAACATGGGAGAACTGCCCAAGCTTCAGATGCCTCGTCGATTATTTTTACCTTGGTTACTACACCAACAAGATGTACAAGAAGGAAAAGAACACACAGTTTTCTCTGATAAAGAAAATCGTTGACCTGGAGGACAAGCTATTAGCGGTCAAAGCATTCAGAGGACATGAGATAGGCCAATCTGAAGTGACTGGTCTAAAAGTGCATGAATACAACAGAGCCATTGTGAAATACTCAGCAACAGTGTTATTGGCAGTTCTATCAGCCAGGAGAGGTCTAAAAGTCGACAAGACTAAAGCCTATATAGAGGAATCATTCCTAAAGAAGTTGGTTGGTCTGAACATAGAAGACATGTGCACGTTAAAGTCATCAAACCAGCTGTACCCTGAGGTAGATGACCCCAATACGAAGAAACCACCTAGGTCAAAGGCGGCCATTGAGATCTTGAAGATGGTTCAAGGCAGTGGAGTGAAATCCACCAATCCGATTCATCACCTGGAGTACTGCATGCTAAGGTGTGAAGCACAAGGCGGCCTGATGGTTGACCTAACCCCTAAGGACCAACATGGCGGGTCACGTGAAATCTACATATTGGCTGCTGAAGGGAGACTCGTCCAATTCTTCCTAGAAAATGTGTCCAGGGCCATCTGTGATCTATTCATTGAAGAGACAATGACACACCCTGACTCAAAGACATCCATACCTGCCGCCCACAAGAACCGGGAGAAGAACTGGGCTGGCTCAGATGTTGAAGTTAGACACTATTTCAGTTCCAATGATGCAAAGAATTGGAACAATACTCATCATGTCTCAAAGTTCTACCTCATGCTGAAAGAGTTAACTCCTGAAGGATATCACCCCTTATTGAAGAGGTCTCTGAATCTCTTTCTCAACAAGAGGATCTGCATTCCAGATCACGTGATGAGTCTTATGGACAGGTGTGAAGAACTGTGGCCAGTGCTGAGCGGTGACATCCGTGATTTCCTGGAAAAGGTCTCACTGGGACAATCTTGTGCGAGGAAGGGACACAGACTCTTGCACATTGAAAGCGGGATGATGCAAGGGATCTTGCATTTCACATCCTCCCTCTTCCACTTGTGTAAGTTGTTCTTTTTGAAATACACCCTCAATGACAGCTTCCTCCCTTATAAAGTCAGAGAGTCACAAAAAGATAGTGAGATCCTCATGAAGTCCAAAATGCATTTTGATTTCATGGTTGGTTCTGACGACTCCGCTGAGATCTTACAAATCATGGCTCCTAGTGGCTATCTGGGACACAAGCTTAGCAACTCATTTGCTAGATTTAGCATGGCCATGAGCAAAAACCTCTCAGAATTGATGGGGATATACCTTTCAATCAAGTCAGCCGTTGGAAACTGTGATGTTCTTGAGTACAACTCAGAATGGTGGATTAGGAACACAATGGTGCTGCCTGTTGTCAAGTTCCTTGCTTCTGCATATCACATACTGCCATCGGAGACATTCTTAGATAAGTACCAGGCAGCTGACGGGTTGGCTAGTGAAATCTTGGCCAAATCAGGGTCATCAAGGTTGAGTTTTATCGTGTCTCTTGGCCAGGCCTTAACTCATTACAGACTCCTAGGTAGCTCCGTCAACATAACATTCTTGGAATACTCTCGCCGGTTGTTGACTATAAGAGACCCTAATGCCGGTTACTTCCTGCTCGAGATACCTAGGCAGAGTGGTTGGACGGGCTTTAGATACAGGTATTACAAACACCTCATGAAGCCTGCCAACAGCTTGGTCAGGAAGAAGCTGAAGACTTACTTTGGGGTTGATAGGGAAACTTACCTCACAAGCGCCGGATCAATAGCATATGGTATGGGCATTTTTATGGGCGATGCTAAACAGGCTCAGAATTTCATCAATCGCATAATGTCCTTGCCTTTGCTTTACAACTGGAGGGAAGGATTGAGAGCTGACCCGCTTGTACTTTTGAAGCATCAAAACAACCTTACTTTTGAAGAGTGCATGATCAGAATCGGCAGCAGACTCAGTAAGCCTTCAGTGGCGTCTGCCATAGCAAACACAAACGCCACTGTAAAGGCCGCTGGATCAATGGTTTACATCCTGAATGAGCCAATTATGAGAGTAGGTTTCAAGAAGATGTTTGAAGCAGGCTCCACAAGCAGAAAGATAAAGAAAATATCCATCCTTCATTATTTACTGCCAGAGAACTTCCCTGAAGGGGATGATTTGACTGAAGACGAACTTCTGACATTGTTCCCTCTTCTTGAATCATACAGATTCTTTGAGAGAGAGATAGAATCTGATGTGAGAGAGGGACAAGAGGAGTTCTACTTGGATGAAACTCCTGCTAGTAAGACAAAATTCTCTGTGTTTTCAAACACTTTGTCAAAACAGCACCCGCCCCTGGCACTCATTCTCAAAGCTTTCTGGCTGAAGGAATCAGTGAAGATGTCAGGATTTGAGAGGGAGAGAGAGTTCAGATTCTACAAGTCTGTCTATCCTTGGTTGGAAAGGACATTTGAAGAAACTTGTCTTAAGGCCATTGGAGAGGACAGTTACTTTGAATCAGCCGAGGAACTCGTGAACCACATCATGAAACAACCTCCCACTGACAGAGAAATCATCGTGAACGTCAAGAAACCTCACACAGATTTGCCATATTTGAAAACTAGGTGGGCAATTGGGGAAACCATTGACACAGGTGTTGTCTTGAACATGGGTGCTCCTCGTGATGTGGAAATACACACTGATAAGGAAAACGTGGTCCTTGCTTTGACTATAGCTAAGTCCATTTTCCACACAGAAGACAAGGCCATCCTCTTTGACAATGTCATGACGAGGACAACTGGGGTGACTGACTCGCTGTCTTTCATGAGAGCATGGCAGAGAAGGGATTCGGAGAACCAACTACTCTGGCTTTCCAAAACATTGAAGCCCATGGAGATGCTGTGGAGAGTGGTGAAGGAAAAGAAGGTCCACCCTGGTACCACACTGGCACTTGTGGACGGGCTCTGGTTCAGGTTCACACACGTTGAGGGAGACATCCTACACATCTGTGGTGAATTAGACTTGGCTGAGTCAAAGTCAACCATCCCTGAAATATGCCTGCTGAGGGCAATCAAGATGACTGGTCTACGTTGCAATTTTAGGTCAAAGGAATACAGAGGGCTTGTCACATTCAATGGCCTCACTGTGAGTGACACTGTGTTGGGGATTCCCTATGACTTTAGTCCTGATGACATTCATCAAGACCTGCTCAGATTGTTCAGCTCCAAGGTTAAGATAATTTTCCACAAGGAAGAGGTGCGCTGTGCCTTGATTACTGATTTGAGGTGGGCAAGCCCTTACTCAGAAAATTATTACCCAGAAAAGCCTGAGCTAGACTTTGTACTGAACCCACACGACTTTGTGATGAGGAAGCTCACCAATCGTCAGAGGGATTTGATGTTTGGTTACCTAGCTGTTCTACTTCATGACTTGAAGATACTGACTCCTGAGAAAGATGGCAGGGTATGGAATGACAAGTTTGGTGACTCCAGACTGTTGGTTCAGACCCCAGTCTTAAATAGAAGAGGGGCCTACACATATGATGCTCAGGGTAACAGGATACGACAGCCAACATGGTATTCTGTCCTTAGCTGGGCCACCAGATGGCGAAGAAGCTCAGATGAGGAACGCAGGCTGAGGATCTGTTTCCTTGTCATGGCCTTGGCAACAATGTCAGGTGAAAATCTGAGTGTAGATGAGGGCACAGTAATCATCCAGAGCATCTCCTACTTGAACAAGTACAAAGACACTGCGTGGCAGGAGTCAGAAGGGACTAAAATGTTTAATTACTGCAAGAACTTAGGGGCCACTTGCATGGACGTCCTCGGGGTTGATGTAACTGACGTGGGCACACACTTTGGGCCAGTGGACGAGGAACAGGCCATCCTGAAGAAGCGTATAAAGGAAATGGCAGACTTGTGGTTTAGTGAGCCCATAAGAATTGACCCTGCCCAGGCAAAGGAATTGGTGGCATCCTTGAACATTGCACAACATCCTACTAGTGACCTTGAGATGGCAGAGGATGAACTGATCTATGCCACCCAGTGGTCAGATCTAATAGGTCTGGGCAATGATTTTGATCTCACAGTCGATGCACTCACTAAGAGAGACAGGGAAGGCATTTATGAGTCAAGGGAAGCACCCACCAAGAGTGCAAAGTTATACAAACGATTTCTTTTGGACACATTCTCTTACTGGGAGAATGAAACCCCAAAATTCTCTGATTTAGTGAGGGCAGGGGTCTCTGCTACTGATGCTAAGAAGGAACATTCCCCTGCATGGTTTGCATGGTTTGGGGCTTCATGGGTGAATGTCAAAAGGGCTAAGTTAGAGGAGAGAAAGACCAAGAAGGTCATAAATCTGCCTTCATTATCAGTGGATCCTGAGCTCCTTGACCGAGTAGAGGATGCCATCGATAGATCAGAGTACTCCCATGAACCTGTAGGCAGGGACACTTCTGATGAGGAATCTGAAGAAGACCCAGACATAATCATAATAGGATAATGAAGCATCACCATCTGAAGTTGTGTAGGGGAGTATTGTGGAGGAGTTGGGGTGAGGCTAAGCTGGGAGAATTTTCCAAGTGCTATTCTGTTATTAGTAGCAAC